AGTAACAGTGGTACCAGATCAAGATGAAGCTGGGCTAAAACTAATTGATCGTGCTGTTGAACTAGGATGGGCAGTAAGTATTCCGGACTGGCCTGAACACATCAAAGATGTTAATGATGCTGTAAAACATTATGGTAAATTGGGTACATTGATAACTATTATGAACACCAGAGAAACTAGTAAAATTAAGATAGAATTGGCTAAAAGAAAACTTGTTAAAAATCTTAGGTAAAGTATAATAAACATATGGCGAAAACAAATACAAAAGAATATACAGTAGATATGCAAAAACTGTTCTTGGAGATGATGCTTCAAGACGCACAGAGTTATACTCGTGTTCAGAATATCTTTAATCCTGAGAACTTTGATCGTAGCTTACAATCAAGTGCGGCTTTTATAAAAGAACATTGTGATAAACATAACACTATGCCAGACATGAAACAGGTAACGGCTGTTACAGGTGTAAAACTAACTCCGTTAGAAGAAGCTAAAGATGGACACTTTGATTGGTTCTTAGAAGAGTTTGAAGGATTTACAAGAAGACAAGAACTTGAACGTGCTATTCTTAAGTCAGCAGACTTGTTAGAGAAAGGTGATTATGATCCAGTTGAAAAACTAGTTAAAGAAGCAGTACAGATTAGTTTAACAAAAGACATGGGTACAGATTACTTTGATGATCCTAAAGCAAGACTGATGGCTATCAAGTCAAGCAACGGACAAGTATCAACAGGTTGGCCAATGTTAGACAAACTGTTATATGGTGGATTTAACAGAGGTGAACTACAGATATGGGCAGGCGGTTCAGGTTCAGGTAAGAGTTTGTTTATGCAGAACTTAGCAGTTAATTGGGCAATGCAAGGAATGAATGGCTGTTACTTGACATTAGAGTTGAGTGAAGGCCTGTGTGCTATGCGTATGGATAGTATGATGACTAACACATCATCAAAAGAAATATTTAAAGACATTGACAATGTTGAAATGAAAGTTAAACTAGCAGGTAAGAAAGCAGGACACTTGCGTATCAAGTATATGGCGGCACAGTCAACGGTTAATGACATTAGAGCATATATGAAAGAGTTAGAAATACAAACTGGTAGTAAACCAGACTTTTTATGTGTTGACTATTTAGATTTGTTGATGCCTGTGAGTGCTAAGGTTAGCCCAAATGACTTGTTTGTTAAAGACAAGTACGTGAGTGAAGAACTACGTAACTTAGCAAAAGAATTAGATATTATATTTGTTACAGCATCACAGTTGAACAGATCAGCTGTAGAAGAAGTAGAATTTGATCACAGTCACATCGCAGGTGGATTGAGTAAAATTAATACTGCTGATAATGTGTTTGGTATATTTACATCAAGAGCAATGCGTGAACGTGGTAGATATCAAATACAGTTAATGAAGACAAGGTCAAGTTCAGGTGTTGGACAGAAAGTAGACTTAGAGTTTAACATAGAAACATTGAGAATCACTGATGTAGGTGAAGAAGGACAAAGTGATTACGGTAGAGAAAGTCCAAGTGGTAGTAAGATTATGGACTCAGTTAAATCTACTACAAGCACTGTAAATGTTGTAGACAATACAACTGACAAAGAAGATCCAAAGATACAAGCTGACGTACAAAGTAGTAAATTAAAAAGTATGCTCACACAAATTAAACAAAAGTAATGTTTGCCGTTCCTGATAAATACTATCACTAACGAGAATTTAACCATGCAAAAAAAGACTAGAAGTATATTAGACGAGCTCAATGACTTACACATCATTAAAGATAAGAATCATCTTGTTGAAAGTCGTGCCAGCAATATCATACAAAGTGCTATAAATCTTTTTGAACAGATAGATGCCTCGTATGATCGTGACCAGGCAGATGATTTACAACGTAAATTTATTAACGCACTACGTCACAGAGATGCTAAGAAGTTTTATAGATCAGTGAGACGTAAAGATGAAGATTAATGAAATCACAGAAGCTCCAAAATTCTTAGATAAACTTGTTGGAGCAACTAAAAAAGCATATCAAGGTTATACACAAAGTAGAGACATTCGTGTAAACGCTCAGGCAATATCTAATATGTCTCAGGTAGCTTCAAGAGCATGGGGCAAAGAAAAACAACGCCTAGAAAGAATTAACGATTACAATCCTCTAACAAAGCAACAACAAACACAACTGCTGACTAAATGGATAGATAACAATCTATTAGGATCGTATCAACTAAAAAGTACAAGTGGAGATTTTCAAGGATTAGTTGCTAACCTAGTTCAAAAGATCACCAATGATCCAAAACAAACAACTCAATCATTTCAAACAATATTAACTAACGCAAGTAAGTTAGCGTTGGATCCAGAATCAGAACCATCACGTGATCCACAGCCTGGTCAGACTGCTGGTAATAACACTGCTCCGTTTAAAGTTACTAACAACATTGCCACAGCTGGCAACATGGAATTAAATCTTTCAGACCCACAACAACGACAAATATACGATAGAATTAGAGATGAAGTTGCTAAAGGCGACATAAAGGTATGATAATACTTGAGGGTGGTAACGTATTCAAAGATGAGAAAGGTACAGCGTTAACCAAACGTATCAATCTTGCTGACGTTAAGCCTACTGTTAAGTATTTAGAAAGACTAACCGGACTTCCTTTACTTGATAATATGTTAGGATCCACCGGTAGAAAAGCTACATCAGGTGACTTAGATCTTGCGGTAGACGCAAGTAAGCACACAAAAGATAAACTATATCAACAACTGATCGCAAAAGGTACTGATCCAAAAGATTTGGCCAAGTCAGGAGACTCAGTACATTACAAAACACCAATCAACGGAGATCCAGCAAACGGATATGTACAAACTGACTTTATGTTTGGTAACCCAGAATGGCAACAATTTGCGTTTAACGCAAGTAGTGAATCAGAATTTAAAGGTGTACACCGTGCAATACTATTAGCTAGTATTGCTAAGGCAAGAGGTATGAAATGGTCATACAAATACGGTCTAGTATCAAGAGAAACAAATAAAGTTATTTCAAATGATCCTGATGAAATCGCAAAAATGCTAATAGGTGGAACACGAAAAGACCTAGCAAGTGTAGAATCAATTAATGCTCAAGCAAAAAAGAATAACGACTATGAGGAACTAGTAGCAGATGCCGTAGAATATTTTGCAAAAGAAGGATTAGTACTTGAAGACGTAAACAATGCAAACTTTATGGCAAGGTTAAGAGATCGCATTGTTAATCAAGGTATGAAAGTAATTATTGAATCAGCTCGTATACAACATCCTGAAGATGCAATATTTGATGGCGGTTCTAAGGGGGCGTTACAATCTATTGAAAACTTAAAAACATTACCACAGTCTACAAAAGACATTACTATTAAGTGGGACGGTAAGCCAGCTGTTATATTTGGACGTGATGATAACGGTAATTTTGTATTAACAGATAAGTCTGGCTTTACAGCTAAAACATATTCAGGGTCAGCTAGATCACCAGAAGAGTTAGAAAAGATTATGAAGATGCGTGGGGGTGATCGTACTGAGTTAATTAATATGTACAAGTCAATGTGGAACGCATTAGAAGCTCAAACTCCCAAGGGTATGAAAGGTTACTTTATGGCTGACGTACTTTATGTAGGCACGCCAACAAAGCAAGGAGACACATATCAGTTTACTCCTAACACGGTAACATACACAGTTAATAGTGACACAGACTTAGGAAAACAGATAGCAAACAGTAAGGCCGCACTTGCTGTACACACATATAAAACTGGTCCAGAAGATAGTGGACAACCCTTTCACGCAGTAGACAAGTTACCAACAGGCCCTATATTGTTTGTAGGTCCTAAAATGAAAGACACGCCTAAATTAGATGTTCCAGAAGCTAAGTTAGATCAAATAGCAAATAAAGTAAAACAGAATCAACGTGCTATTGATAACTTCTTTATGCCAGCAACATTACAGCAACAACAGTTATCAAACCTACCAGCACTTATGAAACAGTATGCTAACTTTAAAGTAAGAGAAGGTAACTTTAACAATATGGGCAATAGCTTTTTAAGCTGGGCAGTAACAAAAGTTTCAAAACCTAAAGCACAACGATTAGAACAATATGTAAATGAAACCAAACAGGTAGTTGACTTAATATTTAAAATCTTCAATGCTATCGCTGTTATTAAAACACAGGTAGTTAGAGCATTAGATAAACAAGGCAGTGGTATCACTGCGTCAATAGATGGCGAGTCAGGACATGAAGGTTATGTAGCCGGCGGACTTAAATATGTTGATAGACTACGTTTTTCAAAATCAAACTTTGCGAAGAATATATAATGGACTTTATTAAAGACATAACAGAATCAAGAATGTATCGTAGGTTAGGACAGCTTACTGGTAAGTCAGTAGATGAAATAGCTAGACAAACGTTTACACACTTATTAATGTTAAAATCACTATACGATTTAGATAAGCCTAAGGCTGTACAATATGCTCAAAACATAGTAACTAATTTAAACTTCAATGGCTTTAGAGCATCAATGCCTGATTTATATAACATGTTAGTTATGATTATTGATCAGCACAAGTATGCTGACAAATTATATAACAATTGGAAAATAACTATACCAGAATTGCGTATCAAACGTGTGTTTAGATCTATGGCACAAGGCGAATTAGACTCCAATGACTTCGCACAACTGATGTTAATCCTACAACGTAAGTTTCCAGGACTAGACGGTGATCAAATGCGTATGCGAAGAATGGTACAAAATACTACAAAAGCAACAGAATCAGACCGTAAATGGATGTACAAGCGACTTATACAAATGTCAAGAAGACAGATTAATTCAGACTTACACCAGTTATATCAACAAGTTAGTAGTGCCAAACTAGCCTAATAATTTTACCAAATTGGACTAAATAAGTGTAGGGACAACACGATCCCACTTATTAGGAGAAACATATTATGGCAGTAGTAACAAGAGTACATCCAGTAGCAACAACACTTGGTGTCGAAACAGCAGGTAATTTACAATTTTTTACAATTGATTACATTAACGCAATTAACGCTTCAACAGGTCCAGAAGGCGCACAAGCGGCAGTCATTAAATCAGTTCAAGACACATCAACAATTATTGCAGTTGGTCCTCTAGGTAACACAAACACAGAGCAGACATTTGCAGTTGAAGGAATGGGCGGAGACAATCTTGTAGCGGCTACATTACAAACGGCTATTCGTGCATTAGGTACAGTTGATGGTGTTGACTTATCAAATGCAACAGTAACACTTAAAGATCTATACGTAGCTGTATAAGTTAGTATAACTTTAGAAATTTTAAAGAACCCTACTTTTTTAAGTGGGGTTTTTTATTGGCGTAAATATCTGTATGGAACAACAAGAATTGTTTAACGATAAATGGATATATGAATCTCCCGATGGCGGCTCAACTTTATATAGACGCAAAGCTAACGATCCTCATCACAAGCGTGAACTGGTTAAACAGTTAGACGCTGAATATAAAGATTATAGAGACTGGATGTATAAACAGGATTGGACAGAATTAAGTAAAACACCAATGATTAAAGAATCTTTAGACAAATTAAGAGTACTGGTAGAACTTATGAAAGAATGATAGTTTGTTGGACATTAGCAGATATTACCGAAACTGGCTTTACTAAAAAGCCAAAAAATAAGAGCGAAATCAAACTTCGTAATCAACAACGTAACTACGAAACGTTTATTCAGTTGATTAGTATGCGTAATCAACCTACGATAGTTATTCAGCCAACCATGGTTCCAGATAGAGATATAGCTAACATGCCATTTAGTAAAAATTACTTACAAGATATAGGATTTAGGTATAATGTATGGATGTTTGCGTTTCAGACTGAGCAATATACTACGTTTGATAATGCCAGTGGTCAACTAGGTGCCCTATTAGATGATTTTAATAACTGTCCTATCATTACAGGACTAGACGAAAATGCTAAAATATCCAACACAATCAACACCTTAGGTGAAAATTGTAATACATTCTTCCTCCACCAAAATGACCGATAGTGATAAATAAATGCAAAGCATCACAGAACAAACACATAACTTAGGCACATACTGGCTCATTAAAATACACACTAGTTCAAGTGATAAAATCCTATTGATGGAATTTATAAAATGAGTGCTACAAAAATTGAGAAAGAAAATCTAGAAGCTCACGTAGAGTTATGTGCGGAGAGGTATGACGCATTGGAAGAAAAACTAGACGCGGTTGAAGAAAAAGTTAGCTCACTAGAGATAGTTGTTAATGAGATCAAAGACATGATATCAATCATGAATGACTCACGACAAAAACAGTTAATTAAATGGGGAGTAACTATAATTGGCTCTCTACTTGTATTGTTAGGATGGATGGTGATACACTTTATGGTGCCATACATTTTCACAACGGTATAACTATGTCTGCGGCAAGTACACCATTAGAAAAGTTTCATGCACTTGCCCAGCAAAGCCTTTCATCTATTTCAAAAAATATAATAGTAAAAAGACAGGACAGATACGAAGTTTTTGGTGAATTCCAAATACGCAACACACAAGACGGATTTATAGTATACAGAAAAGAAAAAGAAGTAGCACGTTTTTTAAACAGTCGTAACGCTTTGAGCTATTGTATATTTGAAAAACATTTAAAATTACAAGATGCCCAACTATTACAAAGATTAGATCAAAAGCTACAATCAAAATTGTTTGATATTGCAGTAGCAAGAAACACTTTAACAAATTCAAAAGACCAAGACAAGAGATTTACAGCGTTAGCTAGAGTTGAATTATATATTGACGAAACAAAAATTATTAGAGAACAAATTAGTGAAGTGGTCGAG